ATGACCCAAACATAACAATTGTTCGAGAGCCCGGCATTGTAGGCCAATTCATTAAAAAACATGCACCCCCTTCCAAAGTGGGTTCATATGATTACTGTATGCTTCTATTGGATGATGTTGAATTGATCGACAACTGGAGCTGGCAACAAGTACTTTATCTTAAAAATACCTTTCACCTCAACATTGTTTCACCATCCCTTACAGCTACTTCCAAGTATGAGTACAGTTACATGCTAGAAAGTCACAACTCAGCTAAGCTCAAAATTACATCGGCATGTGAAATGTTTTGCTATGTCATGGACACAATGTCATACCACGTCTATTACAATTTTATAACGGATGAAAATCCTTGGCTATGGGGGATTGATTTAGTTGTTCATAAGCATATTGGTTTCACAATTGGATTGTTGAACAAAATAACCATGCATCATCACTATAAAGGCACATGCTACGATAAATTTCCGGATGTCCAACCCTACGAGCGTTTTCTGAACTTCCTGAAGCAATTCAATGAGACCCCTACCACACTTGCCGCACTCCCCGCCGTAAATTATTGGGTAACCGAAGTTGCTCCTGTTATCCATGAGTCGGGGTCTTCAATGTCAAAAGCATGGTGTCTCGCCGACATGCGCAAAGGCGAGCGAGGCTATCTAACTCTTCTCGAAAAAATTATTTACACGGGAGAACGAAAGGAGGGACGCAACGGCCATACAATCTCAACTTTTGGCGAGCATCTGGAATTTAATTTCAATGATGGCTTCCCTCTTTTGACGACAAAACGTGTATTTTGGAAGGGCATTGTCGAGGAGCTACTGTGGTTTCTAAAAGGTAATACGGATGCAAAAGAGTTGCAAGAAAAGGGGGTACATATATGGGATGGTAACAGCTCACGTGAGTTCCTTGATCAAAATGGTCTAACCGATTACGCTGATGGTATTTGTGGTCCAATTTATGGATACCAGTGGCGTTGCTTTAACGGCGAATACCCGTCGCACACAAATGGGATCGATCAATTAAAAGCAGTGATTGAAGAACTTCAAAAAGATTTTTCAAGTCGTAGGGCAATCATGTCGGGATGGAATCCCGTGCAGTTGCATAAGATGTGCCTCCCACCGTGTCATGTGCTTTATCAATTTACGAGAAGCAACGAGGGTCTATGTTGCCACATGTATCAAAGAAGTGCAGATACATTTTTGGGTGTTCCATTTAATATTGCATCGACGGCTCTTTTGACACTTATTATTGCAACTGCACTTCACATCAAACCTCATAAAATACGAATTTCCTTTGGCGATGCACATATATATGAACAACATTTGGATGTTGTCAAGCAGCAACTGCAACGATCACCATATGCTCCCCCGACCGTAGAGATAACAAGTAGTCCCCCGGAAAATGCCACAAGCGACGAAATAATTAAATGGATCGAGTCGCTCACATCAAGCAATATAAGTTTGCTAAATTATGCTTCCCATAGTGGTCTCAAAGCGGATATGATTGCATGATGAAAGAGTTTAAACAATATATTCTTAAAAAATGAAAGCAAACCTCAAACCTTACCGGCAACCAGTAACAATGTACGACGAATATGTATGGATTGTTGTATGCGGAGCCTTCATGTGCTTCACGATGGCATGGGGTATCGGGGCCAACGATGTGGCCAACTCCTTTGGCACCACTGTCGGTGCGAAAACCATCTCCCTAAAACAAGCGTGTTTGATTGCCGCTATCTTTGAGTTCGCCGGCGCGATGACGTTGGGCCGTGTAGTCACAAAAACAATTTCAGGCGAAATTGCCAGCCTTGATGCATTTGCAAAGGACCCCGATATCTTCATGTATGGTATGCTCAGTGCATTGACTGCCTCCACCATTTGGCTTTACTATGCAACCTACATGGAGTGGCCGGTATCAACTACGCACTCCATCATTGGCGGAGTTATCGGCTTTGCGCTTGCGTTCAAGGGCAGCGAGGCCGTTGTATGGAACGAGGAGTCGCTCGAGTTCCCCTTCCGCAAAGGAATCACGGTAATTGTTATTTCATGGTTCACATCGCCAATTTTTGCATGTGTTGGTGCGGCCATTATCTTTTGGCTTTGCCGCACGTTGGTTCTGCGCCGTGAGAACTCCTTCGAGAAATCGTTTTACGTGATGCCTGCAGCCATCTTGACGACGTTGTTCATCAACATTTTCTTCGTGTTGTCAAAGGGTGCTGGCAAGATGTTGCTCGACGACGCAAAAAAGCCGGGCGGCGACCAATCGTGGTGCTCAAACCCTGGTTGCGCCGACGTCAAGGATGCAAGTGGTGCCGTAACAGATAAGAACGCCATCAACACAGACAAGGCGGGTTGGGTGGCTGTTGTCGCTGCAAGTGGTGCTGCCATTGTCGGCTCTAGTATTCTCATCCCACTGCTAAAGCGCCATGCGGTCGGCAAGTTCGAGAACAAAGAGATTGTTACTGTCAATATGAAGGCAACCGATGCGGAGGATGCGGGCACGGTGGGTGCAGAAAACTTCATGTGCAAAATGAAGAGGATGGCACTGTCGGGAATGAACCAAGACATCCACGCCGTCATCCAAACCGACGACGAGGTCTTCTCCTTGCATGAGGCCGTTGAACAGTTTGACCCCAAGACTGAAATTTCATTTCAGTATCTGCAAGTCTTTTCTGCCATCTGCGTCTCCTTTGCACACGGCGCCAACGATGTTGCCAATGCATGTGGCCCACTTTCCGCAATCTTTGCCGTCTATGAGGTATCTTCGACCTTCAAAAAGAAAATGGTAAAGGAGGCGGAGGTGCCCGTATGGGTTCTGATCATCGGCGCCGTCGGTCTCGTCATTGGCCTTGCCACATACGGCTATAACATCATGCGTGCGCTGGGCGTGCGTATGGCGGCAATGACACCGTCGCGCGGCTACTCAGCAGAACTGGCCACATCGTTGGTGATCTCCATCGCCTCGGCATACGGCATGCCCATCTCCACGACACATACCATTACAGGCGCCGTTGTGGGCGTCGGCCTAATGGAGGGTCGCAATGGTGTTAATTGGAAGCACCTAGCCAAGACATTTACATCATGGGTATTTACCCTCATCTTTGTTGGATTTTTCAGTGCCGCGTTGTTTTCCCAAGGTGCATATGCGCCGTCGGTGCAAGGCAACCGCGAGGTTCGGGCGTTGGCAAAGACAATTAACGGCCTCAGCTCGTCTAAGTGCATTGAAATCTTTGGCAAAACATCGGGCAAGACCACATGCAATGTCTAAAATTAAAAATAAAAATAAAACCCTGACAAAATATTTTGCATAAAGAGTTTAAACATTATATTCATAAAAAATGAAAGCAAACCTCAAACCCAAAAGAGCACCTTATTGAAGAAGCTACAACACATAAGACACAAAAGTTAGCCACAAAAACACAACACAACAAACAAATCATCAATGCCCCCATCATATGATGATGATGTCGATTGGCCATACAATGACGATGAAGTCATTGATGATGATGGTGACGAACTAGAAGACTATATCGACGAAGATCCACAAGATGATAGCCCTGCCTATTATGATGAGGACATCAGAGATGAAAGCATTGTCGCTCTCACATGGGAAACAATGACATTTGGAGATGAAGAATACCTCATCTCGAACGAAGGACACCTTCGCAAAGAACAGCAGTCTATTTTTGATGTATCATATGGCTACCGAGTTGAAGGAACGCCATATAGAGCACACATTGTACGAGCTGCCGATTCAAGAATGTACAACATTTACATTCATGACATTGTGTGGCGGGCATTTAATGGAGATGTACCATATGGCTATGCAGTGCGCCACATTGATCTAACACAAAACGATCAGAATTGCTATTGCAATGATCTCGATAATCTGCATATCGTAAAGCTAATCGGTGAGAACATGTTCTCCTCACAATTTTAACTAAAATTTGATCCTTTTTGTTTATATTGAACTACACAACTCAACATACAACAACTTACTAAAAGTCAAAAATGGAGCTCTACAACTTCATCATGTCCAACGATGTCTGCAATGTCACTGTAAGCTTCAACATGCCGAACCAAACAGTCATCCACACACTTGAAGTGAAGGTCATTCGCCCCGTACAAGAAGCGCCTCGTCGCCAAACACGACGTGGTATCGAGAATGAGCGCGGGTTTCTCAGTTCGTACGGTTATAATAAGACGATGACTATGACGCTCGCCAACCGACACTCTGCCCTTACAGATGCCGCCGCAACGCTTTCAAAGGACTTCGTCATTGACCGTCTTCAATATCTTGAGGAAGTTGCGCGCACAACCAATCCCATTCAAGCGGATCTCTTTAAAACCGATGCAGAGTGGCTTGCAGCAATTATTTAAGGAGTATCCTCCTATATTTAATCATAATCAGACACCATGAATATGTCAAGTATTTCGACTCGTATGTGGTGTGCCAAAAAAAGAAAACGCGAACGTGATCCGGAACCCCAAATGGACGATGACCAAGATGACCATCCGATTCACTTTCCATTTTTGTTTCCGAAAAATGCGATGCAAAATATTTACTCTTCAAACAATCATGTTTTCTTTAATGATGGTATCACATTTGATACAGCATTTGCTTTGAACAAAGAGCTACGCATCGTTGCTCAACGACTGCAGCTCATTAGCCTCATGCATGGGACTGAGCAACAACCAATCTATTTGCATCTTACCACGAATGGCGGCGACATTTATGCAGCCTTTTCGGTCATTGATACGATGAAACAGCTACACATGCCTGTATATACCGTGATTGATGGGTTTGTTGCTTCTGCTGGCACCCTCATCTCAACAGCCGGCGACAAGCGATTCATCTCAAAAAATGCATACATGCTAATCCACGAACTTCGATCTCAATTTTGGGGGAAAATGTCCGAGATTGAAGAAGAGTTCAACAATCTACAAAAAGTAATGACACATATCATCAAACACTATATCGAATACACTCCAATTGCACGCAAGCAACTTGAAAAGATTCTTGTAAAAGACCTTGTATGGAACGCTGACGAGTGCATTGAGAAAGGCATTGTTGATGAAATCATGACTTGATAATTTTACTTGGTACCATCGGACTCGTTGCTTCGCTGCCTGTCCATACCCGACCATGTTTGTACGGGATGACTTCCAGGAAAGTCAGCACTCAACTTGATAATTTTTTCAGGCGTTCTATCATCTATATCGATACAGACTTGTGGTGATATAAACTCCTTGATTGGTTTTATGCTGCATTGAAGAGGCGGCACCGTGTCATCGCGCAACTGTGTGTGAATGTCTCGAAAGACAAAATCATTCAATGACTCATATTTTTTGTTAAACATGCGAACCACCAAAAGTGGTGGATCCAGTTGCGAGTCGGAAATGCGATCGATCTCGTGCTTGACGTGTCGCAAATAGTAGTCAGAATGGGGACGTTGCTCAGGCAACAACGCCAAAGTCATGTTCATATTACGCAAGAGACACTGAAATGCCCTACTTGTTATTTTATGTTCTTGGGACTTTTCCGCCGCCCCGATCTGTCTATTCAAGGATGTCAAGAATGTTGAAAATATTGCGAGCACGCCAATGATGACTTTCCACGGCGTGGTGTCTTCTGCTGAAAATATAGACACACTTAATACCCCACCCACAATCAGATTAGGAATCGTGACTAAGTTGTATATAAATTGATAATAGTACATTGAGCTATCTTGAAGATACAAGCATATGGCAATCTGTTTTTTCCAATCGACTAGAATTCTTTCATGGGAAGCCGTCCATGCTTGATTTGCAGTCAATGCAGCGGGCGCATTATTATCATCAATGGCTTTGAGCGGCGTCATTTGAAACTCCATACCAACTCTCTCCAATCCTCCCTATCCTTATTCAAGACCAAATAATTCAAACCAATTATCATACTTCACATGTTCGTGCAATGCACATTGTAGTCCATATGCCGAGCAATAATTGTTACTTTTTGTAAATTCGTCTAATGTCATATCAATGCTTAGATCGTAATCTATTTTATCACCACCGATCGTCCAAATCTCAACACCCGTGTCATTGTGAGCCACGGGCAGATCAATATAGAACCCAATATCATTTTTAATCATGTCTTTTAGCTCTCCGTATGCGCCATCAAAATTCTCAATGGTTTGAGCTCTTTGAATCCATGATTTCATTTCGAATAGACTTACGGGCCTCTTAACAAGTAAAAACACATGAACAATCAAATCAAGTTTTGACTCTTCTATATAGTTCCATTTCATATACGCAAACAGTGGCGAAAATAGTTGGCGATGTTTAAAAATTTCATTCACAATCTTTTCACGTGAAGCAAACAGGTCTTTATCATCCTTTATTGGTTCTCGAAACTCAATTTTAAAAAATCGGTACTTTACCAAGTCACTTGCCGTCCGCTGCATCTCATTGAGCCTTTCACCAAGTGCGACTATGCCGTCTTCGCATCTTTCAAGCCTTTCATGAAGCATTAAAGCAAATGAATGCAACGGTGAGTCAATAACCATTTCAAATCGATCCATTTACAACTTTAACCCTTTATTTTAAGGCACTTAAGTAGAGGAAATGCCAACACCACAAGCCCTTTTTATTTTTCACCGGGATCTTCGGTTGGAGGACAACACGGCACTTTTGGCAGCGATAAAAAGCGGTTATCAGGTGTTGGCATGTTTCATCTTCACTCCCGAGCAAATTTCACCCATCACAAATCCGTTTTTCTCAAATCCCGCGGTTCAATTTATGTGCGAGTCCCTTGCGGAACTAAACGAACGCTTGGACTCCAAGTTGCTTATAGTACATGATCACACACTATCGGCGATTCAGAAAATATACTCAAAGTCTCCTTTTGAAGCTATTTTTTTTAACAAAGATTATTCAAAGTATGCCGTAGATCGGGATGCAGACATTGAAGCATGGTGCAAAAAAACAAATGTTCAATGCTCAATGTACGAAGATTACGGCCTGTTGCCGCTCCACGATGGCTTGCTCGAGGCGGGTCGTCCCTATAGAGTTTTATCTCAATTTTATAAGAAGTTTCAAAAGTCATATACTGTTCGCAAACCGAACAGAATAAAGAAAGCAGTAACTACTGCAAACTTTTCGACGCCGCCATCTCTCCGCTCTATAACCATTGCGAATTCAGATTTATCGAGATTTTACACACCAAATCCTATGGCAGCGATGTCTGGAGGGCGGTTTCATGCGATGGCTAAAATGAAAAGAATAGGCACACTCAAGAACTATAAAGAAGAGCGTGATTTTCCAGCTCTTCAAAAAACCACGCTCCTATCACCCTACTTGAAATTCGGCTGCGTTTCTATACGGGAAGTCTATTGGGAAATTTACAATAAGCTTGGTGGTGAGCATGCACTCATCAGAGAACTAGTGTTTCGTGATTTCTACATGAAGATCTATGCACTTGATCCCAAACTGCAACGCGGCAAAGCGCTACATGATAAGCTAGATCATACGATAGATTGGTCATACGATAAAAAGATATTCAATGCATGGACAAGCGGACTAACTGGATTTCCTCTTGTGGATGCGGGTATGCGTGAATTAAATCAAACGGGGCATCAACACAACCGCATTCGCATGCTGTGTAGTTCTGTTCTAGCAAAGTACTTCCTCATAGACTGGCGATGGGGGCTCAAGTACTATTATACCCATTTAGTAGATGCCGACATATTCAGTAACACTGCAGGCTGGGGATTCTCCTCGAGCACGGGACCAGATGCAGTTCCCTACTTTCGGCCGCCGTTCAACCCATTCATTCAATCTAAAAAGTTTGATGTGAATGCAGAATACATTAAGAAATGGGTGCCGGAGCTCGCAGACATTCCCCCTTCGGACATTCACAAATGGTTTGACGAAAATACAAGAACGAAGTATTCAAACACCTCATATGTTCCTCCTATCATAGATCACAAGTTTGCATCGTCTAGGGCCATGAAAGTGTTTAAAGAGGCATATGAAAGGTCAAAGAAAGAATGAAACTTTTTGTTCCTCTCATCTGCTACAATCATACGTGTCATACGTCATATATGATGTCCATGATGAAATTCGTACTTTTTTGCCGTGAAAATGGCATCAATTGCACAATCTATCCTATAACTTTCGAGAGTCTTATTTCACGAGCCCGAAATGCCGCCGTCGCTCATTTCATGTCCGATCCCGAGGCAACCCATATTCTTTTCATCGACTCTGACATTGAATTTAACAATTCGGACATTGCAAAGCTTGTGAAAGCGGACAAAGACGTTGTATGTGGATCATACCCACAAAAGTGGCTTGATATGAGCAAGTACTCGCATTCTGCTGAGAATCCTTTGCATCTTTGTGTAAAACATTCAGTACATCTTGACCTTGACACACCAAATCCCGAATCTAGCCCTGACATTCTAAATGCAAAATATTGTACCACAGGATTCCTTTTGATCAAGCGCGGCGTTTTCGAGTCCCTAAGAAATGCATTCCCAGACAAGCATTACATAAATGACATTGATGGGTATTCGGGTGCTTCGCCGGATATGTTTTATGACTTCTTCCCAGTGACTATAGAGCCTTTGACAAAGCGATATGAGAGCGAAGACTACGGATTTAGTAGAATGTGGACATCTATTGGCGGGACGATTCACGTTATTCCTGATATTACCCTAAAGCACTATGGATGGTTTGCATACGAGGGCAACCTAAAGAATTTTATGCATCCTAAGTAGAATGCCGAACTCGAAAAAGCACAAGCTCCATCACTTAGTTGAAGATATTCAACGCGGGCAACGCTTCACGACCCCAAAGTGCCACCATTTTCATCTCGACTACTTGAGAAGCTTGTCCAATGGCGGCCTTGAGTCTCGCGTGCATCGTGAAGTTTCAATGTGCGACGAAAAAAAGAAGGCATACTTTGTCCAAAGAAGCTCAGTCATTGCCCAACGTTTCATTCAAATCTACACAGGTGGCAGCATTGGGAATGGTGAGATCGCTGATCTACTCTCATCTGCATTTAAAGTAACCGTGAGTAAAGCTGCAACAACAACAAGTGAATCAAAAGAATAATGCACTTAGAGTAACGTACATTTAAAAGAATTCATTTTTCTCTACTTATCTTGTAGATGTCAATCCAGATAGGAAATAGTACAAACACTTTGACAAACTTTACGGAGCGCTTGCGGCTACATTCCACGAAAAGTGACCCCATCATTGATTTGGACTCATCAACATCGAACATCATTACTCGTTATGGCGGATACTACATTGGTCAGAGCAACCTACGCAACCAGAATCTATCATTCAACAAAACATTTATGTTGTCCTCGAATAATCAGCCCCTCATCAGTATCAACACTGAAAATGGATCTATTAATTGCAAAAATATTTCATTAACAGGAAATGTCACTCTCGACGATATTGTCACTAATAAAAACGTACATGTGAAAGGATTTCTAGAAAGTCGCTCAGCATTTACATGCAATTTGGAAGTCTATGTAGATGACTCGATTGTTTCGTCAAGCAATGTATTTATCATTTCGTCGTACATTCAAGACGAAAATATTTTTAGCATCAATGCTGGAGGATCAGCATCCCTTTATGGAAACCTAGGAATTGGCACGTATCCTCAATTTGCACTTCACGTTGCATCGGAAGCATTTTTCCAAGAAAGTTTGCATGCTTCAAACCTTGCAACTAACAAAGTTCAGAATATGGGCGGTTGTAATCTTGCCATTCGTTTTGATAACAGCTTGAACCGAATTCTCATTGAAGGTGACACATATGTTACAGGTACATTTGATGCTGATGCTCTTGATTTCAAAAATTTCTTTTCAGAAAATGTGAGTACAAGCCACTACACTCAAAGTAACGTCAAAGGAGAACGCCCTAGTTTTCAAATTTATACATATGCGCCCGATACCGGTTATGATCACAATATTATTGAAATCGATATCAATTATGATGAAGATCCAAGTAGATTGCATAAAGGACTTTATATGAATCCATACGGACATGTTGGTATTGGTACAAACTTACCAACCCATCTCTTACACCTCCAGCATTCTGTGTTCAGCAGCATTCAACAAAACGGCATTGACCCAGGCTTGCTTTTGATTGATGGAAGCGCACCGGGTAGTGTTTTCGCAATTGACTGTAATATCCATATTGGAATCGGGACAAATATGCCCGTAGCGACGCTGCATATTGCATCAACACCATTATCGACAATCCATCATGATTCTATTATCTTAATTGAGACCACCGACATTTCTTCAAATGTTTCGCTTCTCATGTCGGTGTCAAACTTGGAAACCAATCTCTTAATAAGTGCAAGTGGAGTGGTTCATTCAAAATCTCTAAACACACCGCTCGTTCAAACAAATCGTATTACAGAGAGTACAAAAGGAAATGGTATTTCGTACGATAATAGTATCATATATGGTGTTTCAAATTTAACATGCCAAAACTTATATTCAACCGACACAATATTTGCCGACTTTATAGATGTGCAAAACCTAAGAGCAGTGGGATTTTCACTTGAAGGTCTTTCGCTTCAAAATGATGGCAGTTTCAGTTTGATTACTCTTTCTCTTGAGCAGCTTGCGGTACGCGGATCATGTTCATTGTTCTATTCAACGCCTTCTGAGAGCAAGTTCTTGGCAGCTGTGATTGCACAAAAGAACAATAGACTTTCCCAAGGCACACTTCGTATTATCATTGATGATGCACCACAGAAACTGGCTAATTTTGGCTTCGAATATGGCCGCGGGCTTGTTATCGATGGAACATATGATGGAATTGCCGTGGCTGATAAAGGGTCGGCGTCCCTTGCAATCATTAGCCAGGACAATGGCATCTCATTTATTGAATTGATGAGCAAAACAGAGAATGAACTTAATAATGACTCTATTGGCGAGATGGGGTTTTATAACAATGGTAATCCAATATTATTCTTCGGATTTCGTTATCAATCTGAACCAACAAATAAGGCACTCGTGTTGAAACGGCTAGGTGCTCAAACCCAAATATCCATGAACAATGCATGTTTGACCGTAAATGATGTCAATGAGACCGCGGACACCAACAACGCCATGCATGTAAAAGGAACCGCTGTATTTACCTCTGCAAATGATGAGCCAATTATGTATATTGAAGCTGGTATTAACGAAAGTCCCATCAGTCGCATAGGCATACGAACGATACTACCATCCCATACACTTCATGTTATCGGTGGGGTACGCATTTCCAATGAACTCCTATTAGATGAGGGATCATCAGCGCGATTCAATGGAACCATTGATGGTATAACACACTTTACGGCAAATATGAATGTAGATGGAACAATATACAGCAAAGGCCATGTCTCCACAACATCGGACCGTACGCTTAAAACGAATTTCGAGGTCATACAAAATCCGCTTGAGAAGATCCAAAAGATCTCCGGATACACATACGATCGCATTGATCGAAACGGTGAGCGCGAAACAGGACTCGTCGCTCAAGAAGTGCAAAGCATTTTGCCAGAAGTTGTTGTTAAAAATAGCGATGACCTGTTGTCCATCGCTTACGGAAATATGGCTGGTCTTTTTGTTGAGAGTATTAAGGCGCTTACACAAAAGGTAGAGGATTTACAAAAAGAAATAGAAATTCTCAAAAGCCAAAGCCAGCATTAACATTAACATTAATATTAACATAGCTCATAAAAGAGCATGTACGCATTTCGGCAAGCTTTAAGAAATCCATGGATGTCTTCTATGATATGTGTCGTGTCATCGTCATACATATACCACTTTCCATTCCCGTCGTTGCACACTGCAACATAATGTCCTCTATTCAATCCACCAAAATGGAGTCCAACAGCTTTTAGCTCGTATGCTTTTTGTTTTTCATAGCCGATCTCTGTGCCATGACTAAATGTAAATTGGAGTGGAATGTTCAGAGGCGTCTGAATTGAAAATCCATTTCCATCATTTGTGAATCCGAATCGCTTAACATTTATTGCAAGCACCGTCGGAGTTACCCAAAAGCGCATGAGCTTTTCAGCACCAACCTTGTTTGCGCACTTATCACACTTCCACTCATCGATGACCTCCGTTTTAAAGTAGTCATAGAAACAGTCATTTAATGATTGGGCTTCATTTTGCTGACGAATTTGCAATGTTACACTTGTAAATGGCTCTAGGTTATGGCATATATACTTACAAAAAGGACAGAGCAACTGCCCGATCTGCATGCCATGCACAATCGTCGCCCATTCAGCACGCATGTTTCCGATGCTTTTTGCCCAAACTCCATCCGCTTTGCATTGGACTTGGTGAAGGGCTTCGCCTGATATGTGCGTTTGTATGGGTGGAACGTATCCTTTTGGCTCTGTTTTATGTTCATCTGATAAACTATCAATGACGAGTGTCCATATCTCGTTCAAGTCCCATTGTTCTCCAAACACAACCTTCCCATTCAAACTTTTCAAAACGACCTTGACAAAATCACGCGGATTATTTGGACTGCCACCATCACGACTTTCAAACATTGTTTTAAAAAGATTTGTAAGCGCATTTAGCAGACGTTGATCGTCTTTTTCTGAGGGAACACATGCGGTTCTTATACTTTTCAAGTGATACATACATTGAATGAGTGCATTCAAACAACATGTATTACCAATATTTATAAGTCCTGAATTCGACATAAGTAGAACTCGCCTATAAACCTTACAACATCAAAGCAAAGGGTCCTTAATTCACTTCTTGTGCTTCAGCCTCAGCTTCAGCCTCTTGAGGTTGTAGAATATACTTGACAATCGTGAGCGCCTTTTTCCCTCCTACAAGAGGAATATCTCGCAGCATAATAAATCGCGCCTTATCATCTACACATGCTTTCAATGCACCGATGAGCGCGTCCATTGATGCAAAACGATCAGCAATATGAGAGGCTATCTTTTGGCTAATGGAAGGTATTTGACATAGTTGAAGTATATAACAGGTTTTCATGTCAATGTTTTCTTTTTTGCACGACTTTGCTTTCACGCTCATCACATACGCCACCGCCGACCCCACCGCGCTTGCCTCTCCGCCGCCGAACTTTTCGGGGTGTGCTGCCAACTTTTTAGCAATGAGCGCAATCCATTTTGCAGACTCGACCTCATCTTTCGTAAAGACAACGTGAATACCGTCACGGAACATAGTATGGATCAACATGCTCGTGATTGTGTTTGAGCTTAATCCATGATAGGTTTGATCCGGCTTGAGCCCCGTCGCATTTGGCATTCCCTCGATGAGATATGTTATCTTTCTAGGCTCCGTATGCGCCAACAACCGCACTTTCTGTTCTTTGTAACGCCCATCTTTTAAAGATGCCGCAAGGTCTGCAAACGACTTGCGCTCAAACACGAGTTTCACGTCGCCATTTTGAACAACGACATCACCGAGCTCCAAGTTCGACCGTCCAATTGGACCTGAACATGAACCAAGTGCTTCTAGAGCGGCTAGTAACTTGGCTTCTCTGAAATCTACAATGATTTCCATGATAATCTATTATTATTTCAATAACTAATCTGTTTAACATAAATAGAGATGGACAAAGTGAAGCCTCGCCATTGGGTACCCACAAGCAAAGTGGGGTTTCCAAACTGGATGTATGATACCTTTAATCCGGAGGAGTACAGCAAGGACGATGACTATAGTTGTGATGCTACCAATAAAAAAATCAAGTTATTTTCCCATCAAAAGATTGTAAGAGACTTCTTGCAAGTCAATAGCCCGTACCGTGGTGTCCTCCTTTATCACGGTCTCGGTGTTGGAAAAACGTGCGCCTCTATTGCGGCCGCCGAGGACTTTATTGATAGTGGGCGTAAAATCATCATTATGTTGCCTGCATCTCTTGAAACGAATTACCGCAAGGATATCATGAACTGCTCGCGCGTTGGGCTCAATCGCAGGAAAACATGGAGCAAAGTGACTCTCGATGTGACCAAAAAGGATGCGGCGCAGTTATTCAAACGCCTAGTCGGATTTTTCCGATATGATGAAGCGCATGTGTCAGAACAGACATCGTCCAATTCCGTCGCAACACTATGGATACCTTTTATTCCAAAGCAACTCTCCATTCCAGAGAGTGCGATCTCCACAACGCCCTTTAAAGAGCTTACCAAAAAGGACCAATCGCAAATCAAAAAAGCCCTCGACAGCATGATTAAAAATCGCTATACATTCATTTCTTATAACGGACTTTCAAAGTCGCTCATAGAGGACATGCCCGCAAAGTTGTTCAATGATGCCTTTGTGGTAATTGACGAGGCCCACAATTTCATAAGCCAAGCGACTCATGCAAACACGTTGAAGTATGTCCTATACAATAAATTGCTTGAAGCCAAAAACTCAAAATTCATACTTCTTACGGGAACTCCCGTCATCAATGACCCATTTGAGCTCGCTTACACGCTCAATCTCATTCGTGGTCCAATCACAAGATACACGTATAAACTCAAAAAGGATGCCGAAGTGCCCACTGTCGTGGATGTACGAACGGCTCTCGCAAACGAGCACACCTCAAGCGTGAAACTCATGAGCAAGCCGTACAACCAATTTGTAGATTACGTCCATGTCCATGAAGACTCCCGCAAAATAGAACTCACATTCACCCCTGAGAACATGGTGTATCTAGATGAGAAACTTCTCATGTTGCAACCGTGGCCATGGGGCGACAAAAAGGCCCTTCGTCAAAAAATACATAGTGTTATCACATCAATCTTCAATACCGAAGAACCTGCGTGGAACTCACACGAATCCGCTTTGCCGATGGATAAAAAGACATTTGATGAGATGTTCATAAACACAAATACGGAGCAGCCTCAAGCAAAGAACCAAGATCTATTTATGCGAAGAATAACAGGGCTCGTCTCTTACTTCAAAACTACGGACATCAATATCTTTCCCGAAAAGCTTGACACAGTCATTCGCGAGCTTCCATTGACGGATTACCAGTTTTCGCAATATGTTGCCTATAGAGAGCGCGAGCGCAAGTTGTCCAAACAGGCCGCCATCAATCCATTAAAAGAAACGAGCAGCGTCTATCGTGCATACACGCGTATGGTGGGCAACTTTGTCTTTCCAAGTACCATCATTCGCAAGTTTCCTCCTGATATCAAAGTCATGAACAAGAAAGAGATCGAAGACATTTATGAAGCAACAAAAATAAAATACGATACCGTTCAAGAGGGTTATTCAAATATTAAAACCAAAATATACGAACGAGAGCTTGGCAACTTACTCACGACTCTTCAAGACCAAGCGACTCATCACTTGACGCCGGAAAAACTTCAAACCATGTTCAGTCCCAAGATGGCCGCACTCCTTCACGATCTCAATAAAAGTCCCGGAAAATCCCTCATCTATTCCCAGTTCAACATGATCGAAGGTATTGGCGTTTTCAAGATTGTTTTGGAAGCCAACGGATGGAAAGAGATCGAACTCGTGAGTGCGGGTAAAAACGATTGGGACATCAAGAATGCGGATGAGGTGCTCAGTCCCGAATTTGCAAACAAGCGCTTCATTGCGTTCAATCCCGACCGTGATGTGACCAATGTCTTGATGAACATCTTGAACGGCAACATGAACGCACTTCCGCCGACCGCAAGAAACACACTGCGCTCGAAAGGGTACGTCGCTCGTGAAGACAACATCAAGGGACACTGGGCCACCGCAATCCTCATTTCGCAATCGGGCGCTGAAGGTATCAATCTAAAGCACATACGCCAAGTGCATATTCTCGAGCCCTTTTGGAATCAAGTGCGCATCGATCAAGTTATTGGTCGTGCAATCCGTACATGCAGTCATTCGGATCTTCCCGTTGATGAACGAAATGTGCAAGTGTTCATATATGTTGCGGCATTTACAAAAGAACAGAAGCAACGAGACATGTCCATTGCAACACTTGATCAAGGCTTAACGTCGGATCAATACATTCTTATGATGTCGTTGCGTAAAAATACAGTTATCAACAGCTTTCTCAGCATGCTCATGCAGTCTTCCATTGATTGCTTGAACAACTCAAAGCGATCCAAGATATTCAAGGAGAACAAGCTTCAATGCTATGCATACCCAACGAACCAATCACCGTCGGACCACGGCTTCTCCCCGAGCATTACATTTGATTACAGTCAAATGGACTCTATGTTTTATAGACTATTGAAGAGCAAGAAAGTACAAGGCCGAGCTGTTTTGGTTCGTGGCAAAAAATACATTACTTTAGATACTGAAGAAAGGGCACTTTATGACTATGATGCCTACATGAACGCAGGTGTATTGGTTCAACGAGCATAGGCGATGCGATGCAAAACGCTAGTCCAATTCATTAATATCATACGATGGCGTAGCTGGTGTGGCTTGCGGCGTAGCAGGCGGCTTTATTTTTTGAAGGATACGATGCAGTATATCAACAATCGACTCCCATTGGTAATTTTGTAGTATATCTTTTCGCGCCGCATTTCCGTGTTTTAACACCAGCTTGGGGTTTTGATAGTACTTCCATATGGCGTCGCCAATATCCTCGTGATCGCAAACTTCGGCAACGCCACCAATGCCGTCTCGTTGCTTATCAATGTGGTATCGCCACTTGGCATCCACCAAAAGAGAATTCACGCCATCTGTGAGAAACTCCTTAAAGCCACCGATGTTGGGAGCTACTTGCGGGCAACCGATGGCCGCATGTTCAAATTGGCACAGACCGAACCCCTCACCCTCGCATGTGTTTAATCCAATATCACATGCATTGTACAATAGATTGATGTCAATATCACTTAATTGCTGCGGATTTTGCACGTTCAATATGAACGGCTTTCCATCTTCAATGCTTATTCCAAGTCTTCTCAGTTCATACTCATACACCTCCATAATGTCCCAAAATCCCGTCATAGAGGTTGCTACAAGCAATCGAACCGGTCGGCTCGTGCTCTTGCTATCCAAATACTTTTTCACAACTTTTGCAAAAGCCATGATCGTAAGGTCCCATCGTTTTCGTGGTTGATTGCGATTCAAATTGAGGATGATGAATGCATCTTGAGGTAAATTATGGTAGATGCGCGCAACTTTACGTGAAACGGGGAAATAAAGTTTGGCATCAAACCCATGTGGAAAGAAGTACATTGGAATAGACTCTTTTAGTCCAAGGGACTTTGCGATGCCAAGCCAATACGGTGTGAATGTTATGACTGCATCGAAATATGTATTCAGCATGTCGATATATTGCTTTTTCTGGTAGGGATAGACTTGATCCATGTAGCTCACAAGCTTGAACTTCGATCGCTCTTCCGGAGAATGTGTCTCAATAATGTTTTGAGTCAAGCTCGCTGTGATCACCATGTCATTGAAAATAATGACAACATCTTGTGGATTGGTTTTCAGAAAGGCACCAATCTCTTTCTCACCGAAACCGTGGCGCTTTGGATCTTCAGAAGCAAGTGCATCATGAATATAGACTGTTTTCGGGATATCATTTCGCATTTGCGAACCCTGAGTCTGTTTGTAGTTTTGAAAACCATATATAGTAAGTGCAATGTCGGATTTTAATCCCAAATATTTTGAAATATAATACATGACACGGCTATAGCCGTTTGATTGACCAATTGGGTGCGTTCCACATATGAGGACGCGCATTTTACCTGCATTCGCACCTGCACTTGCGCTTGCACTAGCGCTTGCGCTCACACTCACAACAAGTGGAACTGCCACGGTAATATCGCTTGCGGTAAGTGCCACGGGCGGAGCATGGGCTGCCGGAGCGTCTTGAGTTTTATCGACCACTACATTCGCAGTGCCACCCATTTTATCATATTGCTTCAACAAATCGAAAGCATTCATGTTACAAAAAAGATGAGGCTCTTGTTTAAACCTTTTAACACGGTTGTCCATAATATACAAGTGCCTTCTTGGCCGCATTGTTCTCCGCTTCCTTTTTCGAAAATCCAGTCGATGTTCCAAGAATCGCATTATTCTTGTCTTTGACACAGTATGTAAATTCCTTTTGGTTGTTTTGCTGACCTACATTCACTTCAAAAAACCGCGGGCTGTCTTGAGATGTGTGCTGCATATATCGCACCAGCATGTCTTTATAATTCGTGCGCGTGTTGATGAGCTCCGCAAAGTCCAGGTGTTTCTCGATAATGGAGGTGATCCATATTTCTGCCATGTGATAGCCAATGCCCGTGAGAAACTCAATACCACTTTTGGCCATGTCTTTTGGAGGTGTGATTGCGTCAGCGTCTGTCTGAAAGTCCATTGTAATGGCTCCAATAAAGGCCTCAAACATGTCCTCCATAATTTTATAGTTTTTACGTCCAGAAATATCCTCAATCTGTTTTGAAATAATGGCGTACGGAGAAAGACCCACCTTGTCAGCAAGGAAGCCGAGCATTTTACCATTCACAATCTTCGTGCGCATCTTGGAAAGAAATCCCTCGGGCTGATCCGGATACCGCTCATATAAGTACCGTGCTATTACCATGCCCAAAATGGCGTCCCCTAGAAACTCCAATCTCTCATAAGACATCTCTTGTAGCGGCAAGCAATTTTCAGGGCACCGCTCATTGCCCGTCTCAAAATCAGCGTTCTTCATGGTGCAATACGAGCGATGCACGAAAGCATTTCTGTAGAGGTTGATATTGTGGAACTTGACACCATCAAGACCATTCTCATCAAAGATCCTCCGAATATTCTTTTCGGTCAAAAGAACATTCAATGGGTTGTAAGGCAGCTCAGTGGTGGGCACCTGCTGCGTCTTATTATGAATATTGTTGATGCGGTTCATTTTCTCAAAAAGAATAAATATGCCAATGCAACTATGAATCTATATTGTAATATTTAGGCCATCATTTTTTTAAGCCTTGGATAAAAGATACAATGGCATCGGACGTACGGGCTCCTTCGTATTCAATTTCTTTTCCGTTCATATGTACGCGAATGGTAGGAAAGCCCGTTACGTTGGCCTTTTCAATCTCTTCGCGATCTTCATCGACTGTGAATTTTTGGGTCGAGATTCCATCGTCTGTCACGCGTGCCACAAGTTTCTCCCACTCGGGTTGGAATTTTTGGCAGTGCGGGCACGAGTTCATAGAGTAAAATATAATCTTACCGGACTCCGATGAAAATAGCTCCTTGAGGGACGGAAATAGATAGCTGAAAAGCGTAGTCTCGCCACCGATTATGTTTGTGAGGTACAAGATAATGGTTAGGCATAGAACAAGTAGTCCAATAAGGGCCACAACTTGAACAATTGAGCGTTTATCGAGACTAACCATGTGCGTTATTTAATATACTCGAACATAATATTTTGTAATTGTGTCCTGTTAGCAAATCATATTCAGCACCCTGTATTTGGAAGGTGTTGGCACACTTCCCTTGACATGCAATGACTTGATGTATTCAAGAACATCGCGCGCGAGATTAATATCAATTTTGTAGAACACAACATAGTCATGTGAAACAGCTACATCATCCATATTACGGTTGTCGCGTACAAATCTATAGCACATGTAGGACATCACCATCACGCGCGTTTTCCGCATTCTAAAGTCACGGAGCTGGCCGTGATAGGTGTGCGTATTTTGACACAAGTCGTGTGTGAGACAGCTCACGCTATGGTCATCTCCTATGAACCCTCTGCGGACAATCGCCGTCTCTTCATCCGAATCCGTTATGATAAGAGTTCGCTCAACATCTATAAAATTATACGTATCCAAAAGGGCCGTAAGTTCCGAGGCTATACTCTCATCATACATAACGGTGTCATATGTGAGTACCATATATTAAAGCTATTTCTATTCAAATAATAAGTCCTTCTTTTATATGGATGACGTGGTGCAATCCCTAATTGCCATACCCATAGAGAAGTTCTATGAGGCAAAGGGGCATTATAATCCATCAAAATATTCACATCTCAAGACGGCGTTTGAGGAGCTTCGCAAAACTCACCCGTGTCTTGGTTCAAATTCTCACCATAAGTTTCCCCCAAGCAAGCAAAATAATAACTATTCTCAAGGCAATCACTCGCGAAAGACGATGGATCGGCCGCGTATTGGTACGCGCGAGCTGTCTCGTGAAGATATGGTACGCAAGGACTTCTTGAGTAACATGAACAAGCTAACAAAATCGAACGTGGAAAACATTACACGTGCTCTGCGTGCCTCATTCTATTTGGACTATTTACACCATTATGTTTCAATCACATGGGATATGATGCACAAACAACACGATTACCAACTTCTCTTTGTCAATATTCTCAATAATATCCGGTCCTTGCTCGTGAATCCATGTGACGCTCAACGCTTTGATGACACGCTTGCACAAAAAGGCCGCGAATACCTCGACGATGGTCTGTGGTTGCCTCCCGTTTCTATTTTATCCGAGTCACAGGACTATGACGAATTTTGTGATTATATGAAATGGAAGAAAAAGTCTCAAGGAATGCTCAAAGCCGTGATTATTTTGATGACTCATAACCTTATAACTCCCAATTTTGAAGAGGTCATCGAAAAGATGAGCGATTCTCTTCAAATACACGGTCAAGATGGAGCAACCGATCCTCGTACATTGGAATGCATTCTCGAGGCCCTCCTCATTTGCGCCAAAAATATTTCGAAAAATCAAAGACACATATCCGATGACTGGATTGTCTTTTGGACTCAGCATAGCGAGGAATGGCCCAAGAATGCCAAATTCAAGATGATGGACATAAAAGAGTGCCTGAAAAACTGATTATCTTCTGTAATTTTTATAAAGATATACTTATACATAATATCACAACAACATCACGGATGGATCGCAAAAGCTATATTATCGAAGCTCTTGACATTCTTCGCAAACGCGAACTGCAAACCAAGAACATTTTCAAGGCACGGGCCTATGCAAAAGTCATTGGAGAGCTGCAAATAACGGATCAGAAAATACAATCGAAATCGGACATTGAGAACATACCTGGGATTGGAGCGAAGATCAAGGAAAAAATTCACGAGATTCTAGATACGGGGAAACTCGAAGTCGCGGAGAACCTGAAGACCGATAAGCAAGTAGGAATTCTCGATGCTCTTCTAAACATGTATGGTGTCGGTCCGGTCAAAGCGCAAACGCTGGTTGAAAAGCACAACATCTCTTCCATTGCCGATTTACGCGTGCAATTCAAGGCCGACCCGGCGTTGCTTAATGCAAAGCAGGCAATCGGTCTCAAGTACTATGATGACCTGTCAAAGCGCATTCCGCGTGCGGAGATGGAAAAGCATAAGAGACGTATTTTGGCAACCATTCACGATGTCAGTGCATCCTTTGAGGCCGAGATCGTGGGAAGCTACCGTCGTGGAGCAAAAGACAGCGGTGACATTGATGTGCTTGTCACTCTCCCGAAAGCCATTTTCGAAGCGGAAGGAAAAGCCTTATTTGAGCAAGTGATTGACCGTTTTAGCAAAGCCAACGATTATGTGATTGAAGTTCTCGCCAAGGGGGACAAAAAGTTCATGGGCATCTGTCAGTCGGCACCCGACGTTCCCGCGCGACGCATTGATGTTCTCATGACGAGCATTGACGAGTACCCTTATTCCATTCTATATTTCACCGGCTCCGATAAGTTTAACATGGCCATGCGAAAGCACGCGGTGGGCCGGGGTTACACGATGAATGAGCACGGTATGAAGAAGGTGCGGGCGACGATTGACCCGCCATTCATGACTTGTGAAAAGGATATTTTCGCTTTCTTGGAATTGGCCTACGTGGATCCCGAAAAGCGCGTGGATGCAAAGAGTATCACACTCGTTGAAAAATAATCTCTAATCTATCAATAGAACAATTTGAATGGATTACGCCTACACTCTCCAAGTGACCCTCAATGTCATTTTCATCGCCCTTTACGGCATGACCTTCTTGTACATCAAGAAGTTAGAAACCATTGGTTGCGATTGCTCCAACCACAAGTACCGCAACTTCATCAAGTACTTCCCGGTGGCGGCCATAGCCTACATTGTGCTATTCAACTTCTTCTCGCCCAAGGCCATCTTCGATATTCTAGGCCAGTCCGGATTGGTGCTCATGGGTCTCATCACCTTCCTATTCGGCCTTGTCAACATCGTCTTCTTCGTCTTTGCCTTCATCTACGCCCGCTACATGATGGTCGAGAAATGCAAGTGCTCCGAGGAGTCTCGCCGTGACGTGCTCTACTGGTGGTCCCTTCTAGAAATCGCCATCATCGTGATCGGCGTCATTCTTCTACTATTGACCACCAACATCCTAAACGCCGTGGCCCTCACCGTTCAAGATGTGGGCGAGAAGACCTCCAAACTCGGCTATGACGCGGTTGTTCGCCCCGTCCAATCCATAAAAAAGATGCCGTCTAGCTTCGCCAAGGTCCTACGCAAGTAGATTTCTGGGGTTCTAGGCTTATAGGTTTAGTGTTCTTTCTTTCGTGTTCGTTGAACGACGACCACCTCCGCGTTTTTTGCTTGAGCTGTTCGATAGAATGCCAGTCATATCTGCAGTATCCTCAATGATGGATGTAATTTCCTCATCGCTAATCGACAGGGTTTCAAAGCGGTTTTGTGCCGTGTTTTGATGAGTCGGCGCAGCAATAATATCTCTATGAATGTCGTTTATAATAGAATCGATGTTGTTGGATGTTGGCGCTTGCGGTCCTCTTTGTTGCTGCTGTTGCGGTTGCTGCGGTTGCTGCATTTGCGGCGGCGGAGGACCAGACTGTTGCCCGTTCATGGCTCCAAACATATTGCCCATCATGCCAAAGATACCTGAATTACCACCGCCAGGGGGCGCTTGGGATTGTGTAAAGGATTGTGCGGCTGTTTGTTGAAACTGCTTGAACAGATCTGGGTTCGAGCGCAGTACAGCTTCAACTGAGGGCAGTGGCGACTGTTTGAACATGCTGTTGGTCAGATGAAACATGAAGGCGCTTCCTGATAGACTCATTAGAAGGCGTAGCTCGGGCGCCATTTTACGGCCTGTATTTTTGTATTTTTCATGCAGCTCCTCAAAGATGTCATCGTAATCCGTAAGGTTCTCATGGACCTGTTCGGACCATCCATTGATTTGAAGGTCAAATGGATCAAAGCGGTTGTTCAAGAACTCTATTCCTGTAACGCACGCCATAAGCATCTTTCTTTGAAAGCGAATGCTCGCATCAACGTCCTTTTCACGGAGAATGCGGTGAAATTCAGAGCGCATTTCCTCCAAATCGGATTGCATGGTGAATTTTCTGGGGAGGCGGTAACCTTTGCTCTCAAGGCGGTCCATTTGGTACAGTAGCTCCTTCTTCTCGTTCATTTCAGACTCGGCGCGGACTCTTTCGGTGGCAATGCGTTGCCCCATGTAATCGTTTTGTTGATGTTGGGGCGGCGCACCATAGCCACGGGCCACGGGAGCATCGCTTTCTTCACTGTCGGTGACTTCAGAGCCCGAGTCACTGCTCGCTTCACTCGAAAGGCTTGCGCTTCCCGACGCCATCGACATCACATCGCCACTTACTTTGCGTTTGTTGATGAGCATGTCAGCGGAACCATAGTCGCCACCACCGCCGCCGCCGCCGCCGCTGACAATTGGAGGACGGCTTTGATTCGGAATGCTAAATGCGGGTCGCGAAAAGTCATTGCGTTTGACCTCAAGAAAGTCATCATCATCGTCTGTGGAAAGGGCAAAACTCGGGCCTTGCATTTTAATCCTTTCAGACACTTGTTTGTACTTCATTTGAACGCATGAATCCTTTTAAATACCTTAAAGATGGCGCTGGTTGCACCTTCTAACATAAAAAGAAAATCGCAGACGACGGGGATTGAACCCGCGCTCCCATAGGGAAATGCCTTAGCAGGGCACCGCCTTAACCACTCGGCCACGTCTGCCTACTTATATTGGAGTATGTATGTCTTAAGTAGGTTGCAAGATCGCGTTAAAAGTACATGCTAAACATATGGATCGTGTTTTAACACAATAGTTGAAGGTATATGAGGTTGCATCGAAAGTTTATATACAATCCTCCGTTTGGTACCTTCCACAATAATATCACCACTTGAATGAATACCCTTTTCAAAATAATCGGAAACAATGCCAATAAATTTAGCAACGCCCTCCATCTCTGATGTCATTCCGAGCCCACTCAATTGCTCAAGAGCATCATCAATCTCAAGATGTTGTTGTTCCGATGTCTTGATTTTTTTACCCTTCTTCATATAAATTTACAAAAGGACATTCTTTAAATAATTGGAAAGGTTTGCGAATTGTAAGTTCGAAACATTAAAAAAAGTTATGTGTGATGCCGGATTCGAACCGACGAACTCTAAGAGGCCGGAACTTAAGTCCGGTGGGTTTTACCAAATTCCCTAATCACACACGTGCGTGGTGCCGGATTCGAACCGACGAACCTTACGGACGGCACCTTGAAAGCCGCGAATTTGACCACTTTTCTAACCACGCTATTTTGTGCTCATGTGTTGTTAGCACAAATATATGTAATATTAATTCCTTAAATATTTTTACTCCACATCAAACACGGAGATCATTCTTCCTCATTTTCCGCCCGGTATCGTAGTTGTGCTTTAGTGAGCGATGGGTCGATAACGCGTAACTCTTCCATACGGATTTTAATGAGTTGTTCATATCGGGATTGGGGGCTCAAGGCTTTCTCTTCGCCAAAATATTGGAAAGTATCTTTTCCAAAAAGGGCCATCAAAAGTGGCAAGTATCGTGTTTTTTGTTCTTCTTCTGTTAATTTTCTTTCGTTAGGAATATTGAGACCAAAGAGCACTTTGCCGGTGTTCAACCAACGCCTTATGAATTCCAATTCTAGACGTGTAAATGAGTAAGTCGGAAACATGCGCTTGAATGAATGGATCTTTGATAGAACCTCTCTTTTGCTTTTGCTGTCCGTTTTGCTGAGAATGGTGGGAAACCCAATGGCTTTGATGAGTAGTCCTGCCGGCGAATAGAATGTTCCTTGTGCAAAATACGAGAAATACCGCTCTCTCTCGGGTAATTTGAGTTTAGAGAATTCTTCTGATTTGGAGTAGAATTGTACGCCTTCGATGCCCTTTTTAACCTTTTCGGGAAAGGCGCGAATTTGTTCCACAAGTTGGCCGGGGAAGGCTGACATTCTTTTCAAAATGTCGCGCAACATTCTTATGTCACTTGATAAGATACTTGAAATGTTTTGTTCCATAACCGAATGTGCGTACATGCCAATTTGATGGTCTTTTTTCATGGCACCCAAGAATCCAGCGACCGTGTTCTCAAAATTTGTGATCATTGTCATAATTTCAGCTAATTGGATAGTTTGTCCATTCAATTCCTCAACGGCATTTTGAAATTGCTCGCTTGCGCGCTCCGCGTCCAAAACAAGCTTGGACGCACTCGCACTTGCTCGTGCCTCTTCAACGCCCGCCATGTCTTTGGGGGATGCACTTTTGGATTTGGTCTTTGACGGCGACTTTGCCTTTGCTCCTTGACTTTGGTCGCCCAACCGTGCCATCTTATTAACTAAATCTTCCATACCGTTATCGCCAGAGCTCGGCGACTTCTGAGAGCTACGGTTTCGCTTTATTATTGCGCCTGTCTTTGTTATTGCGTCTGTCGTTGTATCAATATCCATAAGGGGTCCTAATAACAAAGTCGAAAAAATAAAAGATTCAGGGCAAAGATTGCGACACAAACTTGTCGGCATCACTTATTGGCGCATTGGGCAAAATACCAAGCGGATTTGGCGTATTGAGTTTCGAGTACCACACCGAAAGCGGGCCAACAACAAGCCGAAAGAATTGGCGATATACATGTGTCGCCATTGGGTCGTCGGGGGGAGCATGAAGTGGCAGCGATTCATGGGGAGTGCGGTCGGTAATCCAACATAGCTCGTTGGCAGCAAGCGCATAGCCTTCGTCAAGATAGTCGCGAAGAGGCTCAATGCCGCCGTGGAGATCCGTGACTTCTTCGGGATTCGTGATGAGCGCGGGCCAAACTTTGCACGAATTGGCGATAGTAGAGGCCATAAAGATTCCATCAATTGGAACATCCGCAAAATAACCGTCACCAAATGTCCGCGTCATCCAAGGCTTATCTTTTTCACCGGAGCTATCTATAATGGCGCCAGGTCGCTCTATGTGAAGACCCGAGCGTCGTTGAGATTCACCCACACGGACATGGCCTTCTTGAATGGTCAGATATGCAATACGTTGCCCCGGCGGACCAGGAAATGTATCTTGCATGCATATGTTGATGATTGAATTGTATTTTTGTAAAGATTTGGGCAATGTGCGAAACTTATCATAAGGGTCAAATGGCATCATATTGATGTTAATGGAGGTGGCAGGGGGAAACGTAACAGTTCTTTTAGGAAAATTTTCAACGTTTAGTAAATGCCTTGATGCGACATAATAGTCATGCATTAACTTACATGAATAAGCAATGCTTTTTGTATCTATGTGGTCGAGATACCATTGATCCACGTACTTGAATATATTTACCCACACCAACGGATTCGCCCGAAGAGCACTAAGTGGATTTGCAGGGTCCAATGTTCCACGCAGCATATCATGCAAAGCCGAGCGATTGACTGTTGTCATTGAATGCATTTTGCGTCACCTTGACTATCAAGTGAATTTCAGTTTAAATCATAAAAATAGGTACTGTACATGTAGGAATACGACCATGGGCGCCACGGCAAAAGACATATTGCTGGAGCACGAAAGAGCATTTCAACTTTTGCCTGGTATAGAAACTCATCAATCGAATACATTCTTACAAAAGGCAACTTCCCTCAAGAACTTGATAAGCAAAATAGAGAATGTCAATGAAGCATATGGCAAAGACATTCAAAACATATCAAACGCATACAAAGTACCGAAGGAACACATATCAAAGATAGTAGTCGAGACGCTTGAAAGCCTTCACATATTTACGAATAAAGACCTGATGGCGCAACTTATAAAAGGTGTGAAATGGGTAAATAAAGGCGTCGGTTCTCGACCGTGGGCTCTACTCACTGAAGCTCTTACGAAAGAGGATACACAGAAAAGCTCCGAATGGGTGGCATCACTGGCATGGAACGACCTTGCCAATAAGCCGTACTGCGTGAGCGACATGACGCTTGATGAAAATAAGAATATGACAAAGTATATCTACGAAAAAGGGGTGCGTGACTTTGTCATATTTGATGATGGCGCCTACTCTGGTGCGCAAAAGGCATCGTCCATATTTGTTGATACATGGAAAGAACTTCTTGCATTTGATCCGAATGCATCATTCAACATTTTTGTAGTCATACCCTTTTATACAAAAGTGGCTCTTGACAAGTTCAGAAATTCTGCAAATTTTCACAGTAAATTCAATCTTGATATCGTAATGGAAAATAAGGAGGCTCGATGTACTATATATCGCGACACATCCATGAATAGATACGTCTATATATGGAAGGGTGGAGTCGAGATGCCAAGCACATTAGAGATTATAAATCAAAAAACACAAGAAACTTTAATTCCTTTGAATCAAAATGCAGTTAAAATGTCCCAAGACTTATCAAGAACTATTTTTGAAACTATTTTCAAAGGGGGAGCATCATTGACCATTTTTGAACATAAAGTACCGGACGCACTTTCGTTACCATCACCAATAGGGCAAGTATTTATGAGACATTTGAGTGACCAATTCAAAGCCACCCCGCCGTACAAACATAAGGCGTCATCTCCCGACACACAAAAAACCTTTCCGTGTGTTGCGGTAGCGGGTGGCTCAAAATACACGTCATACAAAGGCCACCGCCATGTGATTTATACGTCAAAGCGCGGCAACAAATACATTTTGAAAAATAAGAAAAAGATATATCTTCATTAGCTTTTGCTCCTGTTCAATCCCAATGGAAACATACCTAAATTAGCGTCGTCACCATGTATTTGCATAGTTTCGTCTATGTGTCGTTGATCATATATGTCAAAAGCAATGGTTATGCGATACCCATGATACGGTTGGTTTATGATTACCTTGTGTTGTTTTTCGGGCTTGCCAATGTAAAGTTGCCCAACCTTATTAACAACTTCGTAATTGCCAAATACGGTTTTACTATCCATTGGTTCAATGGCAAAAAAACCATGAGCCAAACATTCTTTATGATCGTGCCAATCGAGAGCTTCTTGGGGAAGGTGATAATTCATCCAACTTTGGAACCATAAAGGTTCATCTGTTTGTAGGTGGTCTCTAACGATGTCATTCAGATCGCATAAGAGATCGGAAAAGTGTGGAAGACCAACAGTCAATCCAAATGTATTATAGTACCTATACATCCACGTGCTTGATTTCCCAAGAAACGGGATTTCAAACCGTTGTTTTGCCGTCATACACGATTCAATAAGAGATTGTTGATTCGCTACAACTCTTGGTATGTTGTATAAGCTATAACCTTTTTCACCATCATGGTGTTTTTGCTCAAAATTCAAAGTATGAACCATGATGTGTATGAATTTATAAAAATAAAATGCAAACTCTTTAAATTCACAAGATTACCTAGCCAAAATGTTCTTAAGGTAAATTTACACTCCCTATGGAGTTTATAAATTGTATCATTTGCTCCCGTATAATCCCAATGGAAATATACCTAAATTTGCATGTGCTGTTGATGATATGTGCTGCTTATTATATATATCGAACGCGATGGTTATGCGATACCCAATATATTGGCTATTGATAACCACTTTGTGTAAGTTTTTAGGCTTACCAATATAAAGCTGTCCAACCTTATTTTCAACTTCGTAGTCACCAAAGACGGTTTTACTATCCATTGGTTCAATGGCAAAAAACCCATGAGCCAAACATTCTTTATGATCGTGCCAATCGAGAGCTTCTTGGGGAAGGTGGTAATTCATCCAACTCTGAAACCATAAAGGTTCATCTGTTTGTAGGTGGTCTCTAACGATGTCATTCAAATCGCATAAAAGATTAGAAAAGTGTGGAAGACCAGCAGTCAATCCAAATGTATTATAGTACCTATACATCCACGTGCTTGATTTCCCAAGAAACGGGATTTCAAACCGTCGCTTTGCCGTCATACACGATTCAATAAGAGATTGTTGATTCGCTACAACTCTTGGTATGTTGTATAAGCTATAACCTTTTTCACCATCATGGTGTTTTAGCTCGAAATTCAAAGTATGAACCATGAATTTATAAAAATAAAATGCAAACTCTTTAAATTCTCAAAATTACCTAGCCCAAAAGTTCCCAAAGTAAAATTTTGCGAGCATAAAATGCGTAACCCCAACTTGCATAAGCTCATTTCGCTCAAGTTTATGTTGCGCTAGCTAAAATTTGATCCATACTTCTTGAATTATAAGTAAATAAGAATGGCAACCGAAAGCCCATACCTACGTGGCAAGGAGTGGATGAAATTGATCAGCTCAGTGGCGCCGGTTGATGAATGGGATCTCAAGAAATATCTAGGCTACCTTGAGGAAACTACACGTCAAAAGGGGGCTGTGCATATTGAGCTCGACTATTACGACATCTTTAACTTTTGCCCGGACGAGGGAGAGGTATATCCGATAGAACTACTCAAGAAGCAACTTTGTTCCATTCCGCAAGTTCATCTTATTCAGTATAGGTCGGCCGATGGGTCGTATGGGCTTGAGAATGGGGAGATTATTAAGAATGGTTGGAAGTAAGCGGGCGAGTGAAATGTAAAAAATGTATTTCGAAATCCTTACTGGGCCTTACTGGAATGGCGGTTGGTGACCATTTTGTACTACCACAGTGACGCCGCGATTCGCTTGTTAGTGCGCAAAAGCAGGATCGCAGGTTATTTTGTTTTTCCAAAACCTCCCAGATGTTGAGGGAGCTCCCCAAATTTTTTCAGAAACAGGCGTTTTTCTTGAGTTTCTGTGTCTTACTGAGTCTTACTGAGTTTTTAGAATTTTTAAAAGTTTATGATATGAATGATAGATAAATCAATAAAATAAAAAGAAGGCCAGAAGAAGAACGCAAGGAACCCATCTGTCCTTCGCGAATCCCTTACTGGGCCTTACTAGAGGGACGTTTGGTGACCTTATGGGACTACCATAATGGCGTGACGTCGTGCCTGAAAGTGCGCAAAAGCAGGATCGCAGGATTTATTTCTTTTTCAAAACCTTCCGAGGTTGGAGGAGCGTTGCGTTTCACTTTTCAAAAACAGGCGTTTTTCTTGAGTTTCTGTATTTTTACTCTGTTTTCCTAGATTTTTTCAGAATTTTTGATAATACACTAGATATCCTTTGTTATATCCGTAAGTTGGTCACAGAAGTTCAATACCAACGCAAACACCTTTCGTCGAAGCGGGAAATGAACCCGAGGGAGCTTGTTGGATATCTCAAGCATCCGCGTAGCAATCATGTTGAAGTGTTGCTCCTGGTCTTCCTTCTTGACGTGAGAGTCAGGGTTATGAAAATTGTTATATAGAAGAGCGAGGGAGTTGTGAATAACCTTGTCAAGTACATCGTTACGGTCCTTAATGTTCCACTCGTTGTCCTCTTTGATTTTCATCAAACTATGCTTCGTGCTGTAGATCTGTACGTTATGGTTCTCCGGGGCATTGGGGTCAAGATGAAGCCTCTTCACCATGTTGGGAACCCCATCACCCAACATTCCTCGAAGGCACTTATCGATAAACACTTGGTCAATATGGCTTTTGTCTTCATTGCCAAAGCTATTCACGTTGATATTGTTGGTGAGAGTGTTATTATTGGTATGACTAGTATTATTGGTATTGGTTACGTTTCCAATATGTATATTAATAATTCTATCATTTGTATTTGGTATCATTAACTTACTCAACACATCAGACGTACTCCCACACGATTTCATGTGACGCGAGAGATTGCCATCACTTGAAAAGACGCCATGGCATTTATAACACTCGTAAGGGTGCTGTATCCTTTTACATGAAAGCATGTGACTATTCAGGTTTGTTTTTCGTGTGAAAGTTTTATAGCAAGATTCGCACTTGAATGATAAGGGCTTCTGTAACACATTTTCAGGCCCAGTAAGGATAGGAAATCCTGCTTCAATGATAGGAAATCCTGCTTCAATGATAGGAAATCCTGCTTCTGCCTGCTTGCTACCTGCTTTTGTTACACATGTTACCATATGTCGTCTGCAGCTATACTTGTTTGCAAGCTTCCTCGTGCAGAATAGACATGTGGAACTATTTGCAAAATGCTTTTCAGTCTCATGAATATCTTCACACTTGACACTATTATGATCATCTTTCTCACATAAAGTTTTGCTGCACACTTTTTTGTTAATTTTTAACATGAAACTGTTAATTTATTGTGCTGATACCTTATATGCAGATAAAAATCACTGTTAATTTTGTTAATTCCTTACTGACCAAATTAACAAAATTGTTAAAAAGCAGGATTTCCTATCATCCATTTTAGGGGGGGGGGGAGTGTCCCCTTTTTTTGGCCAGCTTTTGAAAATCAAATAGTTTTCTTGAAATCCCCCTATTTTGCATACCACACCATTTGCGTCACACGACATGAAAAATCCCCACACTGAGAATTTTGCGAAAAACAAAGATCTTAATAGTTTTTGAGAAGATATTAGTAAAAATAATCAAGGGCTACAAATATATGAAATTTGGTTTGTGTATTGGTTCTTCTTGAGCCATGCCATGCCTTGCAAAAGCGCATCACACACGTCGTCTTTTTTCTTCATACCTGACATAATGCCCCTTAGAACATCATCGTTCCGTATATAGTAGTTAGTATAAACGACACATTCATCTTTATTCTTTTTATAGCTAGGAGCATCTGCAATAGTTGCCGGCAAGAACTCAATGGGAATGTCGTGATCTTGAAGTTTGAGACGGGCATTTACAAGAATTACCTCTTTGATGCCGTGCATTTCTTTGTATCTCTGATATTGAAAGAACGAGAAAATCATCATTTGAATCGATTTCATGGTTCCATTGATACGCGATGGCTGATTCTCGATGAGCACAAAGCTGACCTCTGGACAACCTGTTGTTTTAATGCGCTCCAAAAGGTCCTCGAGGGCCTTGAAGATCCGTTGGCTCAGTACATCCAGCTTCATACTTTTGCACTTTTCCCCATCACACACAAGTGGCAAGATTCGCCAATCCCAAATGACAAGCTTTTCTTGTACCACTTCATCTGTATCTTGTGCCACCCCCCTGCCCTCGCCCCCTGCCGGCCCGCCCACACATCCCACTCCAACACTCGCGCTCGCGGTCTTTTTCTTTTTGATTTTGATAAAAGGCCCACTCATCACACAGACGGCTAAGTTTTTGATCCCGATGTCGAAGCTAATAAGAGCTTTTTGTTGCGTTTCCATACTGCGCTCTGTAACTGTTGTGTGAGTGTAGTATTAAACTGTTTTATATTATTTTTAATAATCAACTTGCGTAAATACTTCCAAAAGACATCGGTCTTATAGTTACGGTTTAGAGTTCCTAATGAGCGGCATTTTGTTGCAAACCACTCATACTGTTTCGCCATTTCCATCATGCTTTCCATGCTCTCACCGCCGTTACTAGCGCCGCCGCCTGTCCCGGCACCCCGATGAGATTGCGGACACATCATTCCCTGATTCACAAGTGACAAAACGAGTTGTTGGACCCCCTGATGATGGAAAGCATCTTTCGGAAAGCCGTCAAACAAGTTTTCAAACACAATGTATCCATAATCAGGGCACAATAACAGCTTATTTTGATGATCCATATAAACGGCATTGTTGTCGATGATCATGGTATGGTTGCTAAGTATTTGATCGCGCTCCTCTTTTGTAAAAATCCGATACTTTTGTTGCAAGGTCCGCATGACGCGTGGCCATATGCTTTTGATTGATTTCTTGTAGTTCCCTGTAGAATCCATGATGCACTCATTTCGCGTAAAAATGGGACGCTCAAACTTGATACCATGCGCTTTCTCCACCCATGCAATTTCTTGGAGAGCCCACGACTTTTCACTTCCAGTGTATATGAAAAACGAGCAGTTCTCATAAAATTCCCGCATGCCGTTTATGAAGTGTGCGAAGCCAGGGCGCACCAAATGCTCGTCTTTGGTAAAAGCCTTTGGTACAAGTGTAGAAGCGGGAACACGATATCCATACTTGCGCATCGTTTTGGTCATGTTGAAACGCTGAGACTGGTAATCCACCTTGCCTACAACTGTTCCATCCCAGTCAAGTATAAAGACGTATGGGAGCATCTACTTTCCGAATAGAAACAAATTCTATAATATTCATATAGATGAGTACGCGAACAATAACTATCACCGAAACTCGACCAGTTGTTCGTTTTAACTTTGATCCAGAGGGCGATGATGAGCCACCGAGCGACGACGAAGGCGGAGAGGACACCCGTGACGCATCTGGCTTGTTGCCTTGCGAAAAGATTATTCACGTGTATGGTGAATTCAGCATTATGAGCAAAGTGAAAGGAACACTAAAAGGATCCGATAAAAGCACCTACTATCTTTATAAATTAAAGAATGTAGATGCCGTTATCGCGATGGTAAAGAAATCAATTGATAAAAACGAGTTCAAAATCTATGAACCCTATTTCTTTTGGAATAAAACACCTTCTGCGGAACCTGTACTCATGATCAACAAGAAGCAAAACATACAAAACGGCAAGCAAGTGATCTTTGTACGATGTGCCAACAACTCATTGCACATGCTTCCATCAGTAAAACTCTTGAAACCTCAAAATATTGTTGCATTGAATCGGTTTGCATCCGAGTTTTCCCATGAGTACTATGAAAAGGCAAAAAAGATGAAAGCTTCCAAGTCAGGCCGCAAAGGCGTATCATGGTTGGATTCGCGTGTCATGAAATATGCCATGACGGAACACGAAGCTATGAACAAGGCCGTAACTGCAAGCACAAGCACGACTAAAACGACAAAAGCGAGTGTTGCCGCAACTGTACCGCCGCCCAAAGGTGATACACGCGATGCCAATGCAATGTTAAGACACTTGAATTTCTCTCGAGAGAAGAGAGACGCCAAAAATAAGGTTGCCATCCTTGATGCATGCCATGTGCCCACATCAACATGTCGTTCTACTTTAAAAGAAGCGTGCAATGATAGCAACATGAGATATCCTGAAGTGATCAACGCAATACATAACTATGGAAAGCGTGTCACAAACACAAATAATCCCAATGTTACATGGGAAGAGGTGTGTTTCACAAACAACAATAGCTTTGGGAAAGGGAAGGGGAGAAAATTGGGAAGAAGGTCAGCAACAGGAAGTGCAAACGCAAATTAATATTTTTGAACGGTGAAGTTCCAATTGTTCATATCAAGAACATAAGATGCATTGACAGTGTATTTGAGTCTTTGATGCAGATCACTCTGCAAACGCTTGCACTCTATGGCATCCATTAGATGGTAAAACCGTAGATAAACTTGGTCGTTCATGGTCCATGGCACAAGGTAGTCTCCGTGATTACGCTGCTTACGCCACTTTTTCGTCTCTTTTCTTTCTTCTATGCCTTCGAGTGCCCAAAAGGTAAAGAACACGCTCCCACCCGGCCTCACGATTCGTAAGAGTTCTACAATTGCATCAAACCGTTCATCATAGCTTGGTAAATGATGAATTACTGCAATACAAATGGCGGCGTCTAAAAAATCCGATATGATTGGAATATTTCTGACGTCCGCCTGATACACTTCCACGTGCGTATATTGTTTTTCATACACTCGATCCCATGAAATATCAACTTGTTTTTCGCTTGCGTCACATGCCATGATCTCAATGTCCGTTCGCACATCAAAGTATTTACCATTCCCGCAACCAATATCCCCCAAGCGACTTCGCGCTGACAAAGACCGAATAAATTTGCTTACAGAGTCCCATTTGCTAAACCGCGTTTTGTTAAAACTGGCTGCAATCGTATCGTATAATTTGACAATATCCATAAAAATAACTTACAAGCTTCACTTACATCTGAACATAGTATGCGCGTCACTTTTTAAGCACTGCACATCACACACCCCTCCTCCTTGCGACACACGAGCACGGGCTCTTCTTCCTGCTGCACCGTTCGCGCATCTTTTTTAATCAGGCTTGGGTCAAGAGTAAAAGACATTGTTTTGGCCTTGGGGCGGGTGCGAAGGTAATAGAGACCCGTCTTGAGGCCCTTGCTCCATCCATAGAAGTGCATATTGGTGAGCTTCTTCATGTCAGCATCCTCAAGGTAGAGATTGAGCGATTGCGTGTGGCAAACGAACGGCCCACGATCCGCGGATTGATCGATGGCAGACTTTTGCTTGATTTCCCACACGGTCTTATAGAGCGCTCGAATCTCCTCCGGAATTTCCACAACGTCTTGGATGCTTCCATTGGATGCTAGGATGCGGTTCTTGAGGTCAATGTTCCAGATACCAAGATCGATGAGGTCTTTGATGAGGTACTTATTGATAATGGTAAATTCACCGGCAAGTGTGCGACGCTGGTAGATGTTGGACGTAATGGCTTCAAACGATTCTGTCATGCCCATGATTTGGCTCGTGCTTGCCGTAGGCATGAGTGCCACGAGCACCGAATGACGAATGCCGTGTTTCATGATGTCGCTCTTGAGTCCGCTCCAATCGTACATCGTCGGTGTAACGCCCCACATATCGAATTGGAGAATGCCTTTGGCAGCCGGAGAAGTTGCAAATGTCGCATACGCTCCCTTGTAAGTGTCCAGGGCGCGTTCTTCATCTGTGAGAACAAGGTCGAGTTCAAGTTGGCGCACCTCCTTTTCAACCTCGTCGCGAATGACTCCGGTTTGTAGTCTGAGGTCATCGAGGCGTGCAATCTTTTCAGCTCGCTCGCGGGAGATGTTCATAGACGACATGAGGCATGCATGGTAAATAGTTTCCGAAATCTTGCGGTTGAGATCCGCTGCCTCAGCGCTCTCGTAGGGAAATCGCATGAGAACATAGGTGTCCGCAAGGCCTTGGATGCCCACGCCGATGGGCCGATGACGCATATTGGAATTTAGGGTCTCCGGGATCGGGTAAAAGTTTCGCGTGATGACCTTTTCCATGCTTCGGATGATGGTTTGTGTGATGGAATGCAGCTTCTCAAAGTTGAAAGACGGCTTTTTAGTTTCGGCGTCAAACTCCACGAACGATCCGAGAACAATACTGGCCAAGTTGCACACTCCATACTCTTTCGGGTCGCTGTATAGAAGAATTTCCGAACACAAGTTTGAGCTCTTGATCACACCAAGATTGCTTTGGTTTGACCGCTGGCATTTGTCCTTGTACAATAGGTACGGCCCACCTGTTTCGATTTGACTTTTGATGATCTCAAACCAAAGGTCTTGAGCCTTGATTTGTTTTTTGAAGCGCCCTTCAGTCTCGTATTTGGTGTAGAGTTCCACGAAATCGGCACCGTGGCATTCCGAAAGCCCGGGCGCTTCATCGGGACAGAAGAGCGACCACGTCTCATTCTTTTGAACACGTTCCATGAAGAGGTCCGGAATCCAAAGTGCAAGGAAAAGATCGCGGCACCGCTCCTCCTCCGATCCCGTGTTGCGTCGCAGCGCCACGAAGTCAAACACGTCCGAATGCCATGGCTCCAGATACACGGCCGCGCTTCCATTGCGCTTTCCCGATTGATTCACGTGGCGAGTTGCCTCGTTGAGAACACGGCAAAACGGAATGAGGCCAGTGGAGCGACCATTGGTGCCACGGATGTATGAGCCACGAGAGCGAATGTTATGCACGTGTAGCCCAATGCCGCCGGCATACTTGGAAATGAGACACATGTCTTTCACTGTGTCGTACATTCCCTCGATGCTATCTTGGTCGTCCTTGATGGACATGAGGAAACACGACGACATTTGTGGGCGCGGAGTGCCCGCATTGAAGAGAGTGGGTGTGGCGTGCGTGTAGAATCGCTTGCTCATCAGCTCATAGCTTTCAATGGCGTCTTTCACATCCCAACCATGGATGCCAAGGGCGACGCGCATCCACATGTGCTGAGGGCGCTCAATTGCCTTTCCATTAATTTTAAGAAGATACGAGCGCTCGAGCGTTTTGAATCCGAAATAATCGAGGAGGTAGTCGCGCTCATAATCGATAATCGAGTTGAGTTTTTCTTTATGTACTTGAACAATGTCGTATAATTCGCTGCTCACGAGCGGATTTTGTTTTTTGTTGTCATCATACATCCAGAAAAGTTGCGAAATAGTTTCGCTGAAAGACGGCGATGTAGTCTTGTGGTGGTTGCTGATGCTGATGCGCGCAGCAAGAATCCCATAGTCGGGATGCTCCGTGGATTTCGAGCTGCACAGCTGTGCCGTGAGTTCATCGATCTCACATGTTTTCACGCCATCATAAATACGCCCACAAACAAACTGGGCGATGTTGTCAGCATCCACCCCCCCAAGATCCCCACAGAAATGACGGATACGACGTTGGATTTTATCAAAAGACACTTGCTCATAGGCTCCATCGCGCTTTAGTACCCGCATCTTTGCTTATCTATACCTTGGAAATTTTTAAGTGGAAGATATTCACATTTTGCAAAGTGTGATTTATAAAAATTAAGATTGGGCCCATTTCCCATTTACGGGCACACATTAGTCCATGGCATATGTGCGCATCTCGAGCTCAAATCGCAACGCAGAGTATTTGGCTTCTTGGGAAAATCCTTTTTGTCTTTCATGGCCAAGTAGGCCGGATATATACGGTTGCAGTCCATAACTTCAATATCTAATTTTCCAGTGTTAAACGAATCTAAAACGGGAATTACTTTGCTGCCATCGGGGCTCGTATTCACGGCGGCGGTCGTATTGCCATACACCTTGGTTTGTGGAATGCAAGAGTATTTTACAAACGGTCTATCCGATTCGGGAAATTTGTCGATTACCTTTTTGGGAGTCTCAGTTAATTCCCAATAGTCGGGACATAGTATGAGGTTTCCCAAATCATCCTTTTTGGGCAGAGGTTTGTACATGACAATCTGCAGAATTAAAAAGACGATGAGCAGAATAGCCCCGATCACAAAGGTGATTGAAAATGGGAACAGTTTGTCGCCAAGAAGATCGCGTACTTTGGGCACAAAGAACATGCCTACGAGAATGCCAATGGCTATGACACCATAGACAACACTAATGGCGATCGTTCCTTTGAACATGCGTGCCTTATTATCCTGAAATGCCTTATCTTCCTCAATCGGATCACTCATCTTGAAATAGGTAAAGAAAAAGATCAGAAAAAATAACAAATCAAAAGAACGGTTTCATTTCAAGTGTTTTCGAGCCCTTGGTTGTTTCAAGCGGGCCGCGTTCCATGGGCATGGGCAAAGTGCTCACATCTTTCTTATAGACCTCGTATTGTCTTAGATTGCTCAAGACTTCGGGGACAACCCACTCCAAGACTTTGGTGTTCAAGGTGCGGACTTGTGAGAGGAAATCGCAGGGCAGATGTTTTGCATTTTGCAGATAGACGGAACGCATGATTACGCGCAAGTCTTGTTCGCTTTGGCGGCCGATGACGTGTTGTCCATTGGTCTCCTTGTATATTTTGTAGCGAATGCCTTCTTGAAGGGCATCAATATTTTTGGTTGAAAAATAGAGGTCCCCTAGCGGATTGGAAGTAAAGTGCCCCTTGAGCGCCTCTTGTTGTGTGAAAGCGATTTGTGCATTCGGAGTAAATGATGGACTTACATCCATGGTTCTCGGACCCGAAAGATCGACACGACCGTTCATACCATATTGCTTGGCTTCATGTGGATTTAATGACACATAGTTGAAGTCTCGCATCTTCTGCTCAGAGCATATATTTTATTTTCGTAATGTAGATCATGGATCGTGACTTTCACCAATTTGTATTGCAGTACTTGTCACACAACGAAGTGTCTTTCAAGACACGAGAGATCGGAGAACATGTCGCTAAAGCCCTTGAGGAACACATTGAAGCCCTAATTTACAACATTGTGAGTTTGGCGACCACACTCGCAATTGTGTATGATTCCAAAAAGGTGGAACCTAAGCATGTCGTTGCGATTGATCAAAAATACAAATCGGTATGTGGAGGATCAACTGGTCAAAATGGAGGCAGCTTCCCCGCTCAATACTTCAATCCCGCGGCAGCAAGTACTATGGCCGCAGGAAATTTCGGCGGCCTTAACTCGCAAACCATTGATTTCGCCAACAACATCGCGCGTGCAGGAATTAGCGTGTCCGATAATACATTTATTGGAGGTGGCGCAACCCTCGCCTCATTTCGCAACGCAACATCGAGCAAAGTAAAGAAATTTGTTCGCGCCGTTCTCAAGTTGCATAACATGAGTGTGAGCAAGCATGCCCTTCATGACCTGCTCATGGTTATTTTCCATCACATGGAATGCCTTGCGAAAGATATTCAAAAGAAACCGTTCATCAATGTTCCCATTTTGCAATCCATTCTAAAAATGAAACGCCACGCAATATTTCACTAAACTAGCCCAAAAATTGAAGACGCAAGCTGTAAATTATTTTATAACATCACAGCCATAAACCGCCCCACCATAAACCGCAACAGCAATCATGGCAGTAATTACCGTTGATGGCAATATTGGATCGGGAAAGAGCTCGGTGCTCGCATATCTCCAGAACACATATGGAATTTCGATTGATCTCGAGCCCGTAAAGAAGTGGCAGCCGTACCTTGAAGACATGTATTACAAGAACAGCGGTGCCTTTGAATTTCAAGTGCGGGTCTGGTTGGACCGCTGTTGGGTGCAAGATAAATCCAATCGTGGCATACTGCTTATGGAGCGCTCACCCTACTTCCAGTCAATGGTATTCGTGCCCGCAAATTTGGAAAATGGAAGGATAACGGAATCTCAAAACACAATGATTCGCGAAATGTATAACTTGTCGATGCGGATGTGGTCTCCAAATATGTACATTTATCTGCGTTCGAACCCAAAGAACTGTGTTGAGCGCATTGAACATCGCGCACGCAATTCCGAAGAGGCCATTAGTCCTAGTTACATCAATCGCCTTCATGAGCTTCATGAGCATGCATACATGATGGCATTGCAAGCAAACTGCACAATCGCATGCATTGATGTTGAGAATAAGACAATTGCAGAGATTGGAGATGAAGTTCATAGGTATCTTCAGGCTATTACTATGTAACGTAGCAATTTCCTCACTTTTTTTAATTTTGTGCTTCATTATTAGATTAGTAAAATCATTATGGCACCTAAACCGCGAGTCCGGAAATCCAAATCTGAAAAAGTCAGCATGGATGCAGGAGCATCAAAAAGAGATCGCGATGATGCAGATGGTGATAACAATATGAATTCTCCTCGGCCGCCAACCATGCGTAAGAAAGTCAAGGCAGTTCGCATTCAAGTAGATCCAACGCGCCAACAACCCCCTCGCGCCGCCCGCACTCGTACCAATGATGACGAAATGCAAAACTCACAATCTCCTCCGAAAAGCAAAGCACGCACCGTTCGCACCGTTCGCACTGCTCGCCCCGCCGCACGCGCCGCCGGCAGCACCGCTCAAGTCTTTCCGGATGCGCCTCTTTCTGCAGCCAAGATAGATGCTCTCCTACAAGAATTAAATCCACAAGGTCCATTTAATTTCATTGAAAGCACATCCCATCTTACAAAGGCCAAAACCGATGATCTGAGTCGTAGTTTGGCATCAATGAGCATCAAGCCCGTATTCAATAAAGCAACATTCCCCAAGCTTGTTCGTAATCCCAAGGCTGTAGAAAAACTACGTAAATTACGCAACTTAATGTATGAGCATGTTGAACTTCCGCTGCGACAAATCATTGTCATCGTGCCCAGAATTGACGCAGTGCGCGAAGTGCTTGACAAGCCCACAAAATATCTTTCAAACAAGGAGGCCAATGAATATCTGCAAGAGAATGCAGCGGAACTCTTGCGCGGATTCAAAAGAGTTGGTGTCGATAGAGCCTTTATTAAAGAAATAATGCAGATTGACGATAGTAAATACGATCAGCTTTTGTCAATTTACAAAAAAATAAAGGCCAAAGTCGATCAAATATACGAAGCCGAAATGGAGCCTTTATTTGCAAAACTCACAAACCTTGAGCATCAACGACAAAATTATGTGGAGCTCGACAACCTTACCCGCATGAAAGTTGATAACTTGGAAAAACAAGAGAAAAACGTGGATCGCGTTATAAATACACTAGATGGGCGCACAAAGAACGTCGATCAAAATGCTATCAGTGAGCAACTTGAAAAAGCTAGAAAGGAGAAAGCCCTCATTGAGGCAAAAATGCGCGAACATGGTGATTTTGTTGAGGTGTATGAGTATGAGCTTGAG